GCTACGGCTGGGGCGATGGCTGGGGCTCGGGCTCGGGCGACAGCGACGGCTCGGGCGAAGGTTGATTCAACGGGGGGAGTCGGCATGGGCTGGCTCCCCTTACTGCCGCGCAGGCAAGGAGGTGAACCGTGGGTGAGGTGAAGTGCGGGAAGTGCGGTTTCGGGTGTGACTACCCGGGCGAAAAGCTCCACTGGTGCAAGCGGTGCGGATTCCCCGGGACGCCCGGCGACCACACACGGGAGCGTGACCGGCGCATCAACGAGGCGGCGCTGGCGATGATCATTTCGAACTGGGGTTGTGACGCCATCACGGAGGCCGAACGCCTCATCGCCGCCCAAGACGCAGCCGCGCAGGCCCGGCCATGAGCGCCCCGGTGTTCGATCCCACGGAGAGGCGCGTGAAGGAACGGAGGGTGAACATGGCTGTGGACATGAGCTGGGACGGGAACGGATACCTGTCCCCAGTGACAGGCGGCTGGCGGGAATGCCGCCGCAAAGCAAAGCGAAGAAAGGGCGATGCAGTAAGCACCTACTCAGGCCTGGACGATGTGTGTGCTGGAAATCCAAAAGCGCAGGAAGAGCTGGCCGAACTGCGGGCACTGCGCAGCAAAGCCCTGTGCGACCGAGACCATTACCAGGCGATGGCGGAACAGCGCTTCGCCATGCGCAGGGAGCTTGAGGAGCTGCTCGGCCTTGAGCCGGATGCCACCTACAGCGAGGATCAGTTCAAGCTGGCACTGGAGCGCCTGCGCAAGCTGGTGGAGAATGAGAAATGAACATCCTATGCATCGACCCGGGCCCGACAACATCCGGCGTGGTACTGCTGGATGTCGACGCGGAGCCGCTTCCGCGCATCCTAAAAGCCATTGCCAAGTGTGAGAACGCTGAAATTCTGTCCATGCTTGCGCATTACAACGATGACGAGGACGGCCCGCTCACGGTGGTGATTGAGCGCTTCGCCTGCATGGGAATGGCGGTGGGTGAAGAGACGCTGGAGGCCGTCCACTGGGGTGGTCGGTTCCATCAAGAGGCAGTCGCATGGAAATACCCCGTGGCCCGAATCAAACGGCACGAGGTCAAGATGACGCTGTGCGGTAATACCCGTGCGAAGGACGGCAACATCCGCCAGGCCATCATCGACATGTACGGCGGGGATGGTGCTATCGGAACGAAGAAGAGCCCGGGCCCACTCTACGGCATGTCTGCTGATGCATGGGCCGCTATGGCGGTTGGGCTGACCCATGTGCAGCATGAGGAAAAATCTGCCTAGTTTCCGGCGAGATACCAGCCACAAAAGGAGGAATCATGAAGTGCCCGAAGTGCAACCATGCGCGCAGTCTGGTGCTGAAGTCAGAGCTGATGCCAAGTGGGACAACCAGGCAGCGCGTGCATCGGTGTGCCAGCTGTGGCCACCTGTTCACCACCACCGAGGCAGTTGATGGGCGGTAGGCAAAAATAGCCTAGTGGAGGAAGCATGAAGAACGGTCGTTCACCTTCGTTCAGTTCTGCTCAGATCGCATTAGCTTTGCGGGTCTTCCTGGAAACTGAAGGCAACCAGACAGCTGCGGCGAAAGCCGTTGGGACCTCCCAGCAAACGGTGAAGCGGTGGGCCGTGCAGGGGGAATGGGACAAGCTACTGGACGCTCAGCGCCGGGAGCTTGAAGCGATGCAGGCAGCAGAGGCGCTGCGCCAGCTTGCGACGATCCGTGAACTGCGGGTCAATATTCACTATCGGTCGCTGTCCTATATCCACCAGCGCATCTTGGAGTGGGAGTTGGAACCGATCCTCGAACGTGGCCCCTTCCCCTTCGACCCGCTCCGCTTGGCTGACGCCATGGCCAAGGCTGATCAGGGGACCGGAAGCGGCCAGGCACAGGAGGCCCCCAAGGTCGAGGATGCGCTTGCCACCGCTTGACGCCCCACCGGTCGAGGGGCTTATCCCTTCCCATCTACTTACTGGCGCTGGCGCCATCAGGCGGACTATCCGTCTGCCGTACGTGCCAAACCCCACCCAGGCGAGTTTTCACTCACTGTTGCAGACATGCAGCGTTCGGCTCTACGGCGGAGCGATGGGTGGCGGGAAGACTTATGCCGTGTGCGGCGAGGGAATCAGCCTGATGTGCCGGTTCCCTGGGATCCGCATCGCCTACATCCGCAAGACACGCACGGCCATCAAGCGCACGACCTGGCGCACGTTCCTACGCCTTCTCCCCCGCGAGTTGATTCGGTCCATCAACGCCCAGGAGTTGACCGTCACGCTGCACTCCGGCAGTGAGGCCATCTTCTTGGGCGCCGACGTCAGCAAGGATCCGCTGCTGGAGGACCTGAAGTCCTTCGAGGCGGCCATGATCTACCTCGAGGAGGCGTCCCAGCTGGCCGAGGAGGTCTTCTTTACTGCCATCCAGCGCAAGGACCGCTGGGTCTTGCCGGATGGTCGCCGTCCACCTGGCGGCCTGGCGCTGACGACCAACCCAGAGATCGGCTGGGTGAAGAGCACATTCTATGACCGCTGGGCAGCTGGCACGCTTCCAGACGGGATGTCTTTCACGCCAGCCCTGCCGAGCGACAACCCCGAGTTGGGCGAGCAGTACCTCCGGGACATGAGGGCGTTCCTGCCGCCGGCGCAGATTGCGCGATACCTTGAGGGCAAGTGGGAGGCTCCAGAAGATCCGATGGCGCTGATCGGCTATCCTTGGCTTCGCCAGGCCATGGACGCCGACCCGCCATCCCTGGCAGAGGACTGGATTAGCGTGGACGTGGCCTACGAGGGAGATGACGACAGCGAGATCTGGCATGTCCGCCACGGTCGCGAGTGCTGGGAGGCGCTCCGGCTGCAGGGCCTGCATGGCGCCGACGAGGTCAAGGTGGCCGAGGCGGTGGAGCGTGAGTGGCTGACGCTGGGGACACGCGCCCGTGTGATCGTGGACGCCACGGGCATCGGCTCTGGTGTGGCGACCTTCCTCGCTCGCCGCGGCATCCGGGTCACGCGCTTCAAGGGGGGCTCCGGCCAGATCCCCGACCCGGACCGCATCACCTTCCGCTGCCTGCGCGATCAAAGCTATTGGCATATGCGCCAAGAGCTGGCTGCGGGCCGCGGCTGCCTGCCAGAGGATGCCAGGCTCATCGAGGAGTTGGGCATGGTCCGCTACCGGGTTGACGCCAATGCCGGCAGGAAGGTGGAGGTGGAGCAGAAGCGCGATTTGAAGAAACGACTCCGGCGGTCGCCGGACCGCGCCGACGCTGTGACGATGGGCGTCTTCGCCCCAAGGCTGTCGAAGGCTGGAAGCGTGGGCGTGACAGTCATCCGCTAAGCTACTCGAAGACGATGAATGTTCGGCAGTGGTAGTGGTAAGGCGGGAGGCTGAGGCCAGCTGGCACGCGGCCCGTCGCGGCGAGCGTCTGCTGCACACTGCTGACCTCGGCATCACTGGTGCGCCATGGGGCGATCCGCTTCACCGCCTCTGGGTCGGTGGCGGAGACTAGGTCGTCGCGCAGCTGGCGCATGTCTGCGGTGTAGACGGTCTTGCCGTCCAGCGTGCGGCAGATGGTGCTCGTCGCTCCATCGAGGATGGCGGAAATGCGGCCTTTCTGAAAACCCGCACGGGTGGCCCCTTCTGTTAAGCCAAAGGCGCGGCTGCGCGTGGTCACATTGTTGGCGAAGCCCTGCCAGTAGGACGCTGAGCGGGTGAATTCTCCCCCAAGGGTTTCAGATAGGCGCGAGCGTAGTGCCCGCAGCCCGAGCCCTTCATCAAATGCAGGCATCATCAACTGTGTCACCCGTTGGCTGAACTCGGGGCCATAGTACTCGCCCACCCAATAAGTGGCATCCTTCCCCAGCCACTTCATGGCCTTTTCATCGGCCAGGTTGAACTCCCACTGCGTGGTGCCCAGGACGTCAACCGTGCCGCGAGTGTATGCCAGGACAACTCGCTTAGTGACGGCATCTGTGACAGCTGGCCCGAGTTCCGCACGGAAGCCATTGGTGAGGATGGCCATGGCACGCTCGAATGCAGCGGGCCCCCCCTGCAGGGCCTCGATCAGCTCTTTGGCGTGGCCTGCTGCGATGTTGTGTTCTGCTTTGGTGATGATGCGCTTGATGTCCAGCGCCAGGCGATCATAGTAGGGGTCGTCAGAGCGGATGATCGCCCGCAGGAGCCCGGCCCCCGCGTGGGCCTGTGCCAGTGTTCTGTTCATCTGGCGGCCTCTTTCAGCATACGGGCGATGTCATAGCGGATCTGCTGGTCGGTGGCGTTGGCGGGGAGATCTGGGGTTGGCGTCCCCTGTGCGCGCCACTGTTCGATGTCGATCTCCCGCAGGGTGAGGGATGACGGGGCCCCCTGTGGCATGGCAGGGATGAGCTGGGCGAGGGCCTGCTGCCACATCTCCTGCTTGGGGCGCAGGTCCTCACGGAAGGCCAGAAGCTGGCCGAACATCTCGCCACTGCCCCCCAGGGCCCCAGACACCACCACGCCGGCCAGGCGGGGCGGGCATCCGTGAGCGCTCAGGATTTGGTCGCGGCAGGTATCAAGCAGCTTCAGGAAGTCTCCATCCTTCGGCCCGTCCTGGAGCTTCTGGAAGACGACGCTTCCCTTGTCGCTGACACCGGGCAGGTCCATGAGGAGCATCTTCCCGGCGTTGTCCGCGCCTCCATAGGTTCTCGACATCCAATCCATGAACTCTTGCCGTTGCGTTGGCAACGTGTTCCCGTTTGCGTCTTCGCGGGGGGTGTCATCCAGGCTGGCCCCCAGCAGGAACACGACCCACGTGGGGATGCAGTTGTTGTCAAAGGAGGCGCGGTTGAAACGCATGGCGCCATGGAATAGCATGACGCTGTCCAGCGCGCCCAACCAGTCGGGCTCCCCGTACCAGGTGGACCAGGTCCCGTCCTGCGACACGTGCAGGATGTAGCGCTCACTCGGCAGGGTTCCTTTCCCACCCGCGGGCCAGGGCAAGTAATAGCTCACGCGACGAGCGCTTGAGCCTGGTGTGACGGCCACGTGCCGGTACCAGTCTTGTCCTTCGCTGATCTCAACCGACTCGGCGGGGATCCAGTTCACTGCGCCGATGCGGCCACCAGCTGCCGTAAGGATTTCCAGGTAGCCATTGCCGGTGCTCTCAACGTCGATTGCGGCGAGCAGTAGCTGGCTCTGAAAGCTGTCCCCCTTCGAGCTGGACGGCAGGGCGTCCAGCGTGCCCTCCTTGACTTCTTCGAATCCTAGGCCCACGGTCATGCGGGCCTTGATGCGGATCGCCCGGTCGTGATATGGGTTGTGGTAGCTCTTGAGCTGCGTGAAGCTGACAGGTTGAGGGACCCACCGGCTCATGACGGAAGGGCCAACTCCTTTGGAGATAGCGGCACGCGTGTCGGCTTCAGACAAGAGCAGGCCAGCGCTACCCTGCTCCAGGGCGTGCTGCTTCATGGGGACTGCGGGGATGTGGAGCATGGGCTGGTACATGAGGCCCTCCAATGTTTGCCCAATGGTATGGCGAACGGGCAAATATTTCCACATGTGATTGGATAGATATGCCAGACATGCCATATCTAGCGCAAAAGAACTTGCAAGACCATTCCGGCGTTGTTATCAATGGCGGCAGTTATTGCCGGAGGGGATCATGCTCGCGCATCGCCTGACTCAGATCACCGTGAAGTTCATTTCGCTGGTGGCCGCTGGCGCGAACCGCAGAGAGTTCGTGGCCAAGGCGAAGGCGGATGGGTCGGTCGGCTTCGAGGTTGAGGCCCGCCTTGTCAAGGTGGATGATGCCCTGCGAGAGGTGTCTGGAGCGCTCTATCCGGCTGGGCAGGTGGACACCCAGGGCGACTTCGTGACTGCGGAGGACTGGGATCTGGCCATGCTGGACTTCCAGGCCAAGGGCCGCGGGGCTGCCGGTGTCAGTTGTGACATCAACCACGACGAGCAGCCGACGGGGGACTATCTCGTGGAGGTCTATCGCACGATTGCGGACGACCCGAGGTGGCCCGACGAGACACCCGGCACTTGGATCGTGACCCGCAAGATTGTTGATGATGCCAGGTGGGAAGCCGTCAAGAGCGGGACGTTCAAGGCGTTCAGCTTTGGTGGGACCGCAGTGCGCATCCCGAATCAGGTTGTTCGGAAGGACGACCCGATCAAACGGCAGGTCTTGGCACTGTGCAAGGGCCCTCTCGCCGATGCCCTCGCCCGTCGCGAGATCCCGAATCTGATTGAAGCCACATATCAGGCCCTTTGGGATGCTTACCACGGAACCGACATGGGCGCGGAAAAGCCTGCTCTCGCCGAAGTGGTGGCAGAACTGCAGGCCGAACTGTCAAAGGAGAACCACGTGGACAAGTCCATGCTGAAGAAGCTGGCGGATGCGATTGCCGCCCTGTTCGTCCCGCTGGTGGAGGAGGCCCCTGAGTCTTCACTCGCGCCTATTTCCGGCGCGGAACCAGCCACGAAATCCGATGAAGTGCTTGATGACGTGGACAAGGTGGCGGATGCCGTCGCGGCGGCGAAGGCCGAGCACCTGGTCGAGGTGGAGGCGCTGAAGGCGGCCCATGCGGCCGAGCTGGCCAGCCTGAACGAGAAGATCGAGGCCCTGGAGAAGCTGACCCCCGACTCCGGGCGCCATGACCACAACGGCACGGGGGATGGCGGAGTGTCCGGCGGCGTGTTCGCTGGCCGGGTGCAGTAGGTCCTCACAAGAAGAAGGGGGAAACCCATGTCGAAGCTGACAATGGCCAAGTTCCGCGACGCGATTGTGCGGGGCGAAACTGTGCAGGTGGGCGAGAGCCAGGTCAATAAGGGCGTGCTGCTCGGCAGTGCGGGCGGTGTGCTTCCTCCGGTGGCCTACCGCGAGTTCCTGACGGACATGAGCACCACCAGCCCGATCCTGAATGTCTGGAACCTGGTGACGGTCACCCGCCCTCAGATGGAATTGCACACGCTGACGGCTGCCACCCGGCAGTTCAAGGTGGCCACGCCTGGCACTGAGATCGCCACCGGCACGGTGACGCCGGTCGAGCGGACGTTGGACCCCACCCGCGCCATGCTGGTACTGGACGTGTCTTACGACTGGATCGAGGACAATGCCGACGAGCGTGACGCCGACTCTGTGATCCGGGCCTATCTCGCCAACCTGGCCAGCTGGGACCTGGTGGACCTGGCGGGCAACGGTGACAGCTCGACCGGCACCTTCCTCTCTATCAACAGCGGCTTCCCTGTGATCGCTGCGGCGGACAGCAACGTCAACGACTATGACGTCCAAAACGCCTCGTTCCTCGGGTCTTCGGGCATTCTGGCCAACATGGCGGCCCTGATGCCGGAGCAGTACCTGCCGGGTTCGGCCTTCTTCATGGCCCGCAGCGAATTCGAGACTGTCCTTGGCGAACTGGGGGCCCTGGCCACCAACTATGGCGCTGACGTCCTGCGCAGCGGCGGCCCCATCTCCTGGCACGGACACGACATCTACGGCGTGTACCAGTGGCCTGTGGACAAGGTCATCATGAGCCGGCCCAGCAACCTCTTTGTCGGCATGTGGCATGTGATCCGCGTGTCCGCTGAGGATAAGCCTGCGGCCTCCTGTGTCCGCTACGTCGTGGACATGCGCTTCGACTTCAACCATGGCAACGGCAAGGCTGTTGTCTTTGGTACCACGGACTAACTCACCTCCTGCTTGGGTTGCGGGGGCCCCCTTGGTGGGGCCCCCGGGGTGAAACAGTTGGAGGAGCGATGGCCAAGACGACGAAGCCGGACGCCGCAGAGGACAGCCCCTTCCTGGTGTTCCAGGTGCTGGGCAACGTCACCTACTCCCGCGAGGGGTTGGCGAAGTCCTGGCGCGACGGCGAGTATCTCCAGTTCTCGCTGGAGGAGTTCGGCGCCCTGCCGGACGTGCTGAAGTCCCGCCTCAAGGCGCTGGACACCGTGCAGATCAAGAAGGGCTGAACCGATGAGCCTGGCCACTTATAGCAGCGTCCAGCAGTACTGCGGGCTGAGCGGGGTCACGAACACGACCCTCATCACCTCGCACGTGAAAACTGCGGAAACGCGGCTAAGGGCCAGACTTGGGTCTATCTACACATCTGTGGCCACCCCCACCAGCCCGTACGGCCCGAACGACACGACGGAACTGATGCGGGCGGAGAGCCTCATCGCTGGCGCCATTCTCCTCCGCAGCTTGCTGGCCCGTCCCACAGACTCGGGGCTGGTGGAGAGCACGTTCAGCCCGGACGGCGCTGGGGCCAAGCAAGTGGGGTTGGATGGGCTTGCGGCACGCGCTGCCAACTGGGAAGCGCTGGCCTGGGAGATTGTCTGGCCATATGAGGCCGCCTACCTGGATGCGACGAGGGACGCTGGAGACCCAGTCCTTCCAAGCAATGTCATCCACGTGGGGCGCATGACGTTTGCGAGTGGGTCGGGGCGCGGCAATGAGTGAGATCACGGTCAAGATCGAGGACCACCTCACCCCGCGCCTGCAGCGGGCCTTCCCTGCGATTCTTGGGCGAGCGCGGCAGCTGGTGGAGCGCGAGGGCCTGAGGCTCGCCGGGAGGGTCCAGGAGCACCTGAAAGAGCGCGAGATCTACGACACGGGCACCCTTCGCAAGAGCGTCCACAGTGTTAGCACGGTAGGTCCGACGTGGGCAGCGGCCACGGTTGCTTCCAACGTGAACTACGCGAAGGCCGTCCATGAAGGGCGAAAGCCAGGCACGCCACCTCCGGTGAGTGTGTTGGAGGAGTGGGTCCGGCGCCGGGTCCGGCAGGGGCGCATCACCCTGGATACCAAGAAGGGAGCGCGCCGGAAGAAGGGGGCGAAGCTGTCGCCCAAGGACCAAGAGATCAGGGGGATTGCCTACGCCATCCAGGCGAGCATCCGCAAAGAAGGCACGCGCAGTCGGCCCTTCTTCGATGAGGTACAGGCCCTCTATGCCGCCGGCATCAAGGCGAGGGTGGGGCGAGGGTTGGCAGCGGCGGTGAAGGCAGAGGTGAGCGGTGGCTGATTTCAGTGCAGACACCTACGCCGTGCTGGTGCGTGATACCGTTGCGGGTGCATGCGGGACGGATAAGCAGCTTGAAGGCTGGACGGCCCACTCCACGATTCCCGGGCCAGGTGACCCTGTGGCCACGAGCAAGGACATCTACATCGACCTCCTGGAAGAAGGCGATGGGGTCATGTCAGACGGCAGTGGATACGGGGTAGTGCTTGGGCTGCTTCTGGTGAAGGCCAGGACGATTGACGCAGTGGATGGAGACCGGGAGACCCTGGCTCAAGCGGTCTACAAGCTGCGCGAATTGCTGAGGACAACGCCGGGAACGCGCCCGGACAAGGTGGTGGTCTCCTACCGGTCTTGGGGCACTATCGGGGATATCCCAGTGGTGTCGGCTGAGGTGGAGATCGAGCGGCGGATTCATACTTCCTGAAGGAGACACACCAATGAGCTTCGCAACTGGCGGCGACCTGTGGCATGGTCCGGTTACGGTCGACTTCTACAACACCGACCCGACCCCGGATGTCAGCCTGTTCACGATCACCGGCCTTCTGGCCAGTGTCCCCTCCCTGTCGTTCGAGAAGAAGACCTCGACGATCACGCTGGCCGACGGGAGCGAGGTCACGAACTCTCAGGGCTGGAGTGGCACGCTTGAGCTGGCGTGGGAGAGTTTCGATCAGACAACGATCACCACGCTGGAAGGCATGGCGCCAGGCCAGACCACGGACGTGGAGGAGATCCGGTTCACCTTCACCGACCTGGGTAGTGGCACGAATACCTACGCCACGCTGAAGCAGATCAGCGGTCTTGACCTGTCCATTGAGACGGGCGACGCCTGGAAGCTGAAAGCCACCATCACGGTCACGGGTAGCGCGAGCGACGATCTGTCCAGCCTGATCGTGTTCACCCAGCCGTCCTGAGGCGCCCCGACAAGCTGAGGAGACAAGCCCCATGACCACGGGCATGACCATCGGTGGAGTCGAAATGACACGGCGCGCAGCCCGTACAGTCGGCACGCTGCGCGCCGTTTCCCGTCTGGAAAGAGAGTTCGGCGTGTCCATCATTCAAGGGCTGGACGGCGAGCAGCTCATGGATCTCCTGGTGCGGCCAGGCGGGGTGAGGGCCCTGCTGCATGTCCTGGCGGAGGGCCCGGTTGACGAGATCGACGAGGACGCTCTGGAAATCGACCAGCTGCTGGAGGCCGTGTCTTTTTTCTACAAGGCCTACGGGACGCCTTCCGCCGAGCATCCCGATGGCTCCCAACCCAACCTGAGCGGAGAGGGGACCCCCGGGAGCTGACCGAGGCCGAGCGCCTGCAACAGATGTTTGCGGGGGCGGTGGTGCCGCAGGCACGCAAGGACGCAGGCGGGGACTGGGACCGGCTGGCCTACGCGGTGGCACGAGGGCGCGCAGAGGCGCTTTCAGCGGTGGACGCGATGGACATCGAGGACGCGTTCATGTGGTTGCACTTCGCGCATGAACAGCACCAGGCTGAGCAGCGGGCGCTGAAACGGAGGGGCTGATGGTCACGCGGGAAGACGTCCTCATCCGGATACAGGCTGAGCTGGGTGACCTGAAGAAGGAGCTCCGCGAGGTCCAGGGGAGCGTCAAGGAGACGACTGCCGGCTTCGAGAAGCTGTCCTCCATCGGCAAGGGGCTCGTGGGCAGCGTTGGGTTGGTGGGGGGCCTGGCTGCCATCGGGACGGGGCTATTCAAGGCCGCCCAGTTCGCCTCTGCGTCCGCTTCTGAGTTCGAATCTCTACAGGCCAGACTCACCTCGCTCTATGGGAGCGCCTCCAAGGGAGCCGAGGTGTTCGCCAAACTCTCGGATGTGGCCAAGACGACTCCTTTTGAGCTGGCGGATGTGGTGGAGGCGGGGGTCACGCTGAAGGCCTTTGGCGTCAATGCCGAAGACACCACGAAATCTGTCGCGGACCTGGCTGCCTTCATGGGCACGACGGCAACCGAAGCGGCCCAAGCTCTTGGCCGCGCCTTTGCTGGCGGGGCTGGAGCGGCAGATGTTCTGCGTGACCGCGGGATCTTGAACCTCATCAAGTCGTTCAAGGGGATCGAAGACCTCACCAAGCTCACCCTCCCCGAGTTCCGAGATGCCCTCATCTCCACCATGTCGGATCCTGCAGCTGGCATTGCCGGTTCCACCGACCTCCTCGCCAGGACGTTCGCCGGCACGATCAGCAATATGAAGGACAGTCTGGCCATCCTCTGGGTAGAGGTCGGCGAGAAGCTGAACCCCATGCTGCAGGGGATGGCGTCCGCGCTCTCCGACTCTGCCAAGAGTGCGTCTGACTTTCTCGACGCACTCTCAGGGAAGGGCGTTGACACGACCATCGCCAAGATGCGTGAACTGGGCATGAGTATGGGGCCGATCCTGCGTGCCGAGATTCGAAAGGCGCAGGAAGAGCTGACGAAACTTTGGGACACGCGCCCGAAGGAAACGGTCGGGCTTGACGACTTCATCCAGGTGGACACTGGCCTCGAACGTATCCGAGAGAACAACCGGATCATCGAGAAAGAGCTCAAGAACATTGACGAGATCTACAGTGGGATCGAAAAGCAAAGCCAGCGGGCAACCACGCCAGAGCAGTTGGCCGCAGTTGAGTCGGTTAAGTACTACGCGAGCCAATCCGAGGAAGCGGCGAATGCTCGCATAGGGCGCATTGAGAAAGAGAACGACCAGATCCTGGCGCGCATTGACCTGCTGAATATGCAGGCCGCCAAGGAGAAGTTGATCTACGACCTCGAAGTTGACCTTGAAAACCTCGGCAAGACGCGGGTCGATCAGACGCCAGAGACCACTGTGACGCCTGCCGACCAGGCATGGGCGGACTTCGTCGAGAAATCGAAGGACCGCGTTGCGAAGCTCGCCCAAGAGAAGGACTTCGCCGAGCGGTTGAAGAAGGAATTCGAGGGCACGGCCCGTGCGCTTGGGCTGTTTGGGAAAGTGTTCAGTGCCGACGAATTCATTGCCAAGGCACGCGAGCGTGGCAAAGCGATGGACGATGAAGCGGCGGCCATTGAGCGGCTAAAAAGTGAAGACGCAGACCTGGCGCTCAAGTTGGGCTATATAGACAAGGTCATGACAAAGACTGAGTTCGTGAAGAAAGCCCAAGATCGGGCCGCAGCCGCTAAGCAAGAGAAGCAGTGGATTGACGAGCTCTCCAAGTCAAACGCGGATCTGGCTCTCGCAATGGGTTGGATCACCAAGCCACAGACGGCTGAAGAATTCGTCAAGGCCTCCAGGGATCGAGCGGCGGCGATGGCTGCCGAGGAGACCAACCTTCGGGCCCTAGAGGCCGCGGCGCCGGCCGTGGCGGCTGCCCTTGGGCTCATGAGTTCGTCAACCAAGGACGCGATGGATAAGCTGAACGCGCAGATGAACTCGATGAAAGGGATCCTGCTCACCTTCGCCACCAGCATCAGCGAGGCGCTGGCGGCGGCCTGGACTGCTGGCACCAGCGGGCTGCGGGATGCGCTGAAGAACATGCTCTTCACCATCCTCAGCGCGATTGAGCAGATGATGCTCCAGGCGAAGATAGCGGCCATTGCCAAGGCGTTCATCGAGGGCGGCGTGTTCAACCTGACCGCTGGCCTGGCGGCTATGATGAAGGCCATGCCCGGTCTGGTGGCGATGGAGGCCATGTTTGCGGCTGCCAAAGTCGGCATCAGCAAGTTTGAGCACGGAGGCGTTGTGGACAGGCCCACCCTGGCCCTCATGGGCGAGGCCGTCCAGAGGTCCGGCCCCGAGGTGATTGCTCCTCGGACCGGCTTCAAGCGCGAGCTGAGGAGCTGGATGGACGAAGTTGGGCTCCCGGCGATGCAATCTGGAGGGTTGTCAGAGGACGACCGCGGGCTCCTCCGTGAAATCCGCGATGCCCTGCAGCCCACGCAGTTTGGCCGGAGTGCCGGGCGTGCCATCGGACGGGAGCTGGCTGTGGCGAACAGGGGGCTACTGTGAGCCGCGTGCGCATCGAACTGGACGGCGTGCATGTCACGCCTTGGGTGGTGACGGAGGACTGGCCAGAGTGGCTGGAAACTTCTGTCAAGGGCCCGGGGTGGTTTGAGTGGAGCGTGAAGGCCTTCTCCTTTCGCCTGCACGAATCCGCACCAGTCGTGCCTACCTATGGGCTGGCATGTCGTGTCCTCATGGACGGCGTCGAGCGCTTCACAGGCGTGGTGGACGGCATCAAGGACGCGTTCAGCAAGGCTCCAGAGCTAACCATCCAGCCGCCGGCAGTCACACTCAAGGATATCAAGGCGGGGACGCCAGAGTATGAGAACGGTGCCATCGCCTATGCGTTCACCATCCCCTCGCCAGGGCTCCTAGTGGGCGAAGCAGCTGCGCTAGTGCTGGCAGGTTATGACGCGAACAGAGACCCCAGGACGCAGCCCGTCGGGGAATGGGTGGTCTCCACCCTGGGGGACGACGAGCCCCTGATGGAAATCTACGCCCCACGCGGGACGGTCGGCCCAACGATAGCGGAAAGCGGTGGGGTGGTCCCCTACAGTTTCCCCGTCATCAATCAAGTCCCCGATGGCTTTGAGTTGTCCGACTTGACAAACGAATCGAACTGGTTGCGGCTGGCCAGGAACTCAGCTGGAGAAGTTAGGATCTACGTCTACTCTCCGACGTTCCTGTACAACCAGACAGAGGGCCCTGAGAACCAAGTCCAGCACGACTTCGGCTACACTGAACCGTTTGCCGGGCTCCCCGACCCGTTCTGTGTTCCTTATGTCTATGACACGTGGACGCCTGGTTATGGCGGGACGCTGGCCACTATCAGCATGGCTGAATGGTCCGTGCTCAGCACAGTCGGCTGGGAGAGTAGCCGCATCAACGCAGACATGGTCATCCAGTTCGTGCGGTCCCAACTTGGACTGCCCCGGAGCTACGCCATCTACCCGGTTGGTGCATTTGACCTGGATATGGATGGGAAGCGCATGGCGTGGGGATTCGTGGAGGTTCTGCGCAACATCGTGGCGGTCATCTGGACAGAGCCCACCATCGACCGCATCAGTGGAAAGTGGAAGAACGCGTCCATGTCCACCCTACTGAAGGACTTTGCGCTTGTTACGGGCAACTGGATGAAGGTCGAAGGGAACCAGGTCACCTATGTACGACGCGATACTGTGGCAAATACAGTGACCCTCCCGTCCTTTGGGTTGGCCCTTGAGAACGAGCAGCAGTCTGAGATGGGGACTCCCGGGAGCATCAGCCTGGAGATCAGGGATCCATCCGACCCTGACAGCACGGGGATCGACATCCCCAGAACCCTGCTGACCGCGCTTGACTGGTGGTACTCTTCCCGGTTTTCTGGGGTGACCGTTCAGACGACAGCGGAGTGGCCGATTGCGCTCATCCCTGGCGATATCACACTGTTGAGCGGGACGGACTATGGACAGGTGATCGAGCTAGACTGGTCCACTGATGGCCAGCGGTTTCGCGTGAAGACCGTGCAGGAGGGGACATGAGCTGGCATGGGGAAGGTGCTCCGGTAGGGTATGCAGATGGTGTCGCCACGCTGTTCCCGCACACCGACATGGGTGGCCGCGAGGAAGTCTGGGAACCGGAGGTGGATGAACTGTGGACAACTCTGGACGGCGACGTCATCACGGGCGACCTGCGCTTCCGCTTTAGGGGGTCCTACACGTGGAGCACGCTGACCAATGCACAGCTCGAACTGCTGGTGTCGTGGAGGAATTCGCGCAAGCAAGTGCTGTGGAAGCCACACCTGGACTCTGGCCCCTACCAGATGCTGTGCCGGGTGTCGTCGGTTGAGATTGAAGCGGGAGCGTCAGTGCTCGCGCAGAATGTCGTGACGGTCGAAATCGTGGCGCTGGGGCTGGTGGGCGCCATCCCAATCGTGGACGGGCGGATCTCTGGGCATCGGCAAACCTACATGGGGGTGGTGGCATGAGCAGCAAATTCGGCTTCACGCTGCTGGACTCGAGTGGCAATCCGCAGGCTGGATTGATCGTTCAGGTGAAAGTGGCAGGAACGGCAACGGTCGCCGCTTCCACATCCGACGATTCGCTTACGGATAACGGCGACGGGACCTACACGACGGCGGCTGCGCTGGCCAACGGGAGCTATTCCGTCTATTCGGGCTCTGGCAGCGGAACACTGGTGCCTGGCCTTGACTCAGTCCCTCACGTGTCCTCAGACCTGGTGCCGAGCGCTATCCCAGTCGCGGTCACCCAGGGGGGCACAGGAGCGACTTCTGCCAGCCAGGCGCGGACGAACCTGGGCCTCGCAATCGGAACAAACGTGCAGGCCTACAGTGCGTACCTGACTGCCGCCGTGTCTGGAATGACCTGGTGGTTTGCCAATGACGATGCCGGCCCGACGCTGCTTTTCCTCAACAATGGAAGCTGGGGGGCCTATGCTGGCGCGGCTGCACTGTCAGCGCTGGGGTGCGGGACGGCTGCGAAAATCGACGTCACCACGACTGGCGAGGCGTCGAAGATTGCCCAGCACACCGATGACTCCGCGTACTATCTGCCTGAGCGCAGCAGCCACCTGGATGCGATTGCGGCCAACCACGGGAAGATGTACCGCTACCGCAGCGTGGCGGGCGGCGTGGAGGGCGTCTACTATATCGGGCAAACTGGCACGGCGCCCAACACCTACGCAG